GTCATCATAGAATTGTATTTGTGTATTTGATGTACTATATAAATTTAAAGCGGAATGTGTTACATCAGTTCCTATTGAAAGAACACCGCTTTCCTTAACTCTAAGATACTCTTTATATGCAGATGCCCCTCTATCGTATCCTTGAAATACTATATCAGCAGTATTTGCACTTGTTTGAACACTACCAATAAATTTTTCATAGTTACCTGCATCATTGGTGAATCTTAAACCTGAGTAATTAGTGTCTGCATTTGGACTTCTTAAAGTTAATGCCCATTTATCATTGTAATCAGTTGGTGTATAGGCATCTGAAGTTCCACTATCTACGTGCAAACTCTGTAAAAAGTTACCCCTACCTCCATCCTCAATAGTGAATCTGTTTTTCCAACTGCCATCATAAGTTTTAAAGATATGACCATCAGCATCAGAGAGATATTCTATGCCTTTACTATTTTCAGACCTCAGTTGTAATTTTTCAGAACCATTTGCAAATATAACATTTGTATAGATATAACCTGCAAATGTGGCATTACCTGAAGAATTTAGCGTTAAGCAAGCTGCGCTATTCCCATTTAAAAACTGTAATTCATCATCAGGTGCAACTGCTTTTATTTTCCAAAAATCTTCGTTTGTAGCACCTGCATCAGAAATAAGTGATAGGGCGGCATCACCATTACTTGTGTCTGTACTCTTGATGACTACTTGTGGTGCAGAATTTTCAACATTTATATTACCAGAAAATGTCTGGTCACCAGAAAAGGTTTGAGCTGAATCAGCTAATGCAAGTTTTTTCCAAGTAGGCATTATTTAACCTCGTTATCTTTTGCTACTTGTTTCTCAAAGGCATTGATTAGTCTCCGTAGGAGTTTGGCAACACGAGGAGCATCAACACCTTTTATTGGAAGATTCTCAATAGAAGCTTTTAATAGATATAATTCGTCAGCTGAGAGTTCAATCTTCAAGGTTAAGCCTATGCATTTCTGTTAATTTTTTGATTACTGCATTAGCAATCTCTATCTCAGTCCCATCAAATGTAGACCTCATTATCAACTTTAGTAAGAAGTCTGTGTCTTTTATTCCAAATTTAACTTCAGGTATCTTTACTAAAGAAGTATCCTTAGCTACCCTAGACACTAGTCTACTCTAATAAATACTTGGTCGCTACTTGTGTTTACATGGACCGAGCCTATTGGACCTACATCATCATTATTAGGAGCATCAGAACTTCCATTTGTTGCACATCCAACATCTGCAACGAATCCAAATTCACTTGTAGAGGTTCCTGAACTAAATCTGAAATATCCAGCAGATTCATCCCACCCTATTCCTACATTATGACCATCTGTTTTTACCAATCCAGCAGTATCACCATCCGTTCCTCTTTCTACAATAAATCCCCCATCAGCAGCAGTATTGCCCGATGCAACTCCACTATTAACAGTCATTACAGAATCTTCTATTTTTATATTTTCCGTAGCCGTACTTATAGTTGTTCCTGTAACTGTTAAATCTCCAGTAACTGCTAAGTCATTTGTGCTAAAATTTTGACTTGTGCTACCAGCCAATGCTGCATAAGAACCTGATGCTTGTTTTCCATCCAACTGAGTCTGAATAGCTGATGTCACTCCATCTAGATAGCCTAATTCTGTCTTAGTTACATCTGACACTTCAACCTTACCACCAGTACCAGAAATTAATGCTCTTGAAGCAGTAAGGTCTGTTTCTGTTAATGTACTAGTTGCACCTGTTAAAGCTTTTTGAAGACCAACTTCTGCAGCAGTTTGATTAATAAACTCACTAGTACTACTATCATATGCTAATACTTCATTATCAGCAGGTGTGCCAGTAATAGTTACATCGCTCATCTCAGAAAGAGCATCTGCTGTGTCTACCTGTGCATCTACATACGCTTTAATACTTTGTTGCGTTGCTAGATGTGTAGCAGAATTAGACGCCATGTTGTCTTCATCTTTAATTGCAGTTCCACTTACTCCAGTATCTAAAACTGGGCTTGTGTGTGTTTTGTTTGTTAGAGTCTGTGATGAACTAATATCAACCAACTCTCTCCATGTTGCCATATTAAACTCCTATGTTTATTTTCCCATTGTAATTCACTATATCTCCAGCTGATGGGCTTGAGGGTAGAGTGTCTACATTTTGCAATTTTATAGTGCCATCTTCTTTTGCTATTAATAGGTCAGTATTTTCTTTTCTTAACGCAACTGATGTATCTGCTAATTTTATTTTACCTTTAGTCCCATCACCTCTTTCCATAGTCCCATGTTCAGCACTCATAACTAAATTTTCATGACCAGCCTTAGTAAATGTAACTGAGCCTTTTGTTTTTAAATCTGTTTTTACCTCAACTAACCCAGATGTAGATGCTTCTAAAACATCATGGACATTATTATTTGTATCTCTTAGTTTTATCGCTTTAGAAATTGAATCTCCACGAACATCTATACTAGCTGAAGTAGACGCATCTCCTACCTGTAAAGTAGAGGTACTAAGCCATATAGCACTGGCAATTCCCTCACCATCAAATATTTGCTTTGCACCAGACTCTAAACCCTCTCCTTCCGTTCCACTATATACATGGAGTAAGTCCTTGAAGGTTTTCGATATTTCTCTTCCTGCTAAACTTGCCATATTAGTATAGAAAGACTACTGTATTAGCACTTGCTTTTGTTGCACAGATTGGATAAATGTGCCCTTGTAACAAATAAAATGCAACATCAGCACCATTTACTGTTAAAGTAACTTCTGCTGATGAGCCTTTCATGTGAACTGCTCTACAAGCATCCATATCGGAAGTTGTAGCAACTACCGCTTTGATATATGGTGAGACACTTTCTTTAGCCGAATAATCTTGTAATCCTTTTGGCATATTTACTCCTATTTAATTATTAACTTTCAGTTGGACCAGCAATTCCAGTTACAACTTCGACATAAAGTCCTTTATCGTCTTCTGATTGCACTGCCCAATCTGTTATATTATCTGATGCTGTTCCGAATGGACCATGTAATGTAATTGATTCATTAGGATACAAAGTGAAAAATTTTTGAGCATCACTACTATCCATAAAAACTTTTAATTTAGCAGTTGTAACAGTTTCTTTTGTTGATTCTTTATAACCACTATGTTTTATGTGAACTAAAATCAACCCATCTTGACTATTTGAAAAAGCAGTAATATTTGCATTTGATAATGTAATACTAGGAGCAGAACTCCAAGTTGTAGCAGCGTCATTATGTAATTCAATATCAACACTAGAGCCTAATCCAGTTGTTAGTGGGTCATTATGAGGAACATCATGAGATGCCCAATCTGCATTAGAAGGCATAGTGCCTCCACTAGAGCCACCATCCACTCTTATATATGGGGTTGCTGCTTGTGCTACTTTTATTCTTGTTGAATTTGCCATATCTTAATCTTTCTCCTTAGGTGCTTGAAATGGTACAAAACCGCTCTCATACATATCTTTAACTCTTAAATATTGCTCTTGCAACCATTGATATTCAAGAGTTCTAGCTTGTAATTTTAAAGTGAACTCCTGAACTTTTGAATTTACCTCCGCCATATAACTCTCTACTTCGTTCTTAAATCGTTGCATTAATATACCGTCAGCAGCACTAGATAATCTGGCATTTTCTAATGCAATTTGCAAGGTTGCTTGGTATTCAATATTCTCTTCATTGAAGTCATTTAAGTTATTTTGAACCTCTCCAGAAAACCTTTGAATCTTTTCATTTTCTTCTTGAGTCCAAGCTGATAATTTTGTATTCAACTCTAATGTCCATCTACCCATCTTAGCAGTATAAGTTCCGACTTCAGAATTAACCTCAGCTTGATATTGTTGAAGCTCTGATTGGTATTTCTGTATCTCTTGACTTTCTTTTGTACTTGAAAAAGTTGCATCTTGTACAGATTTTTGTATTTCAGCTTTGTAAATCTCTAATTCTTTATTAAATCTCATTTGAGATTCTGATAACTTAGAAGTGAATTCACCAGCTTTTGCACTAATTTCTTGAACTCTAGCAGCAAGCATTTCAGGGTCTTCTTCATCTTCAATCCACTTATTAGTATTAGACCAATCGACATCTTCAAATACAGGAGCTACAAAGTTAGGCTGAGTCCAACTTGATGAGTCTATTGTTACTAAATTTAAAACAGGAACTGCTGGAGGCTCAGCTGTTAGTGAAAATACCCCAGGATCAGTAGCACTTAAACCACTGACATAATCTGAAAATTTTACCCTATCTTCCATAATTGGACTGTTGTAAACTGGTACTGCTGACATAGTTGAAGTGTCAACAACCACCCTACTTTGTGCAGTATTGTCCCAAGTTGTTAAATTAGTAGCAGCTGTAAAAGTGATTGGCAATACTGGTAATGAAATACCAGATAAATCAATCGTAGTATCTAGAGGTAATTTATGAGTCATTAGCAGATACTGTATCTGTTGCATAGCTGCGTAATAAACTAATAAATGCTTCATATCATCTGGGAAGTATTGAACATCTGATGGTGATTGACTATGAACAAGATTTGTACTATCTATCTCAACAATAGACATAGTATTACTTGAGCCACCAGTAGGTCTTAAATAAATATTCCCATTTTCCTTCCAATAAACAGGGTCGGTTAATGTCGCTTTATGTATACTATCAGAATCCAATGCTTTAATTTTTAAGGAAGGTGATATTTCTCTATACTTAGCTGCCGATGAATAGACTCCTAAAAGTAAATTTCCCCCAACAGACGCAGTATTATTACTAATGTCTTTTTGTTGTGAAAAACTTTGTAATTTTGAAGGGTCAGTAAGCTTTACCCTATTAATAATATCCCAAGCACCACTTTTTAACCAATCATTTAAGGCTGATGTATCTGATACTGTATCTGTTATGTTTTCTACTTCTGTTTTAAAACTCATTATTTAATCGCATAAGGGTAAATTGGTTTAATAATTTTGGGAGTCTTACTTTGACTAGTATTATCCCACTCTTGTATTCTTTTTAATTGTTTTTCAAATTTTGTATCCCAATAAACAGCTAATTGCATTTCTTCAGGATTTCTACTCAACTCATACCCCTTAGCTATAGCCTTAGTAACTAAAGCATCATCAAATTGTGATGGTAACTTATTAGTAAGAGTCGTAGTTAAATTGGCAATCTTAGTTAATTTAGATTTGTAGTGGACTTTAACAGTCAATGCTCTAGTAACAGCATCTAGCTTGTAGTAAGTCTGACTATCTGTATCACTAGCAGTATTAAGCCATCCAATTCCAATCTTTTGTTCTTTTAGCCACCAATACTTTTGTGCATCTCTTGAAGAGTCAGCCATTAATAACCCTCTATATGTTCTGGCTCACGAACAAATGGAATTTGACGACCATCATATGTAACGGTTTCAATACTAATTATTTCATCAAGAGTAGTAACTCCAGAAATATCAGTATAAGGATAGTATAGAGTCCCACTTGTGGTGGTAAAAGTTCCACTTCCTTTAATAGCGAAAGATGTTCTATCTGTTACCTCATCCATAGCTTGATTAAGCCAATTTATTATTTGTGTCTCGCTTGCATTAGGATGATGTTGTTGCACCATCTCTACCATGTTTTTAACAGTCATATTTATCCTTTAAAAATGCCTCCCCATTTTACTGAGGAGGCAAATTTGTTTAACTTGACTTAAGTAATATCAAATACTAATGTCAATGAAACTGCAACAGCGTTTGTAGATGCACCATCAGTTTCTACCTCTATCTTTTCACCAGCAGCAAATGTATTATTTGAGCTTGGCTCTAAAGAATCAAGGTCTCCAGCTGCACTACCACTTTGAGCAACAGTAATAGTCCCAGCGGAAGTACCAGCGTTGTTCTTTACAGTTAAAACTGCATCAGAACCACTTATCGCACCATTCAAAACACTATAGACCTTAATTAATGTTCCTGCCCACGGAGCAACAACATAAATTTGACCAGCGGTTGACACATCATCAATAGTTGCGTTAACACACCTTTGGTCTCTCTCAGCAGCTGAAGCTGCACTACCAGCGACACTATTCAACTCAGCAAGAGTCGCAGTTGTCGCAGATAATTCAGCAAGCTTTTGAGCTTTAGCGTCATTTATTTCACTATTAGGATTTGCAGCAACCCAATATTTAGTAGCCATAATAGTTACCTCCTATTGGTTAAGTCCATACAGCGTGTGTTTCAGGAGCAGTAAACTCAAATCCAACATCAGCTTGAATTAAATCAACCCGATAATCTTCACCTGAGTTCTTGATTGTTTTAACACCTGGATACACAGCCATATCACGGTTAATTCCATTGCCTTTAAGAGCAACAGTTTTACAAGCTTTCATGTTAGCTGCAATCAACTTGACATTAGTTCCATCAAGATGAATATCACGAACCACACGAACTGACTGACCATCAACTTCAAACTGTCGATAGCTTACGCCTGCCATTTTACCTTGACCAGAGAACTGCATTGAATAGTTAGGGCTTAATTCAAGGTTGTTCTTTGCAAAACCACCCATCATCGCTAACCAATTCCATACTTGAGTTCCTGCAAAGTAAACTCTAGCATTTGATTGAGCAACTGTGTGTCGAGGGTCATGGAAAGCACTCATATCCTCAAGGAAACTATCTATTGTTTTTGTAGTCGTATCCAATGAGAATAAGTTACCATTGTTAAGCACGAAGTTTACAAGACCTTCAGTATATGTAATACCATCGACTGTATCTTCATATTGCTCTCCAAAGTAACCAGCTTGTGCAATATCCCAGTTCATTTCAGCCATTTTATCAGCCCACTCATTTTTCCACGGATTTTCTCCGAATTTTAGAGCTGTTGCCATAGCACGACCACTCATCATAGCAGTTTTCTTAAAAATCTGCGTATATCCGTAGTCGGTTGAGAAAGGCTGAGCTTTCCAAGTTTCACCATATCCACTCAATTCTGGGTACGCTGTACCAGCAATGTAAGTACGTTTAGGTTCTAACTTTTGAGCTATTGAGTCTGAGCCAGTTCCATGCCATACATCTAATAATGCAGTATTACTGACAATAGATGTTACATAGTTATTGCTTGAATCAGCAGCTTTGATGATTTTACACACTAGAAAAGTGCCTTGAGCCATTTGAGTTGAGCCATCACTTTGTTGAACAATCAAATCGGAAACCTTTGTTATTCTAGCAAGCACATAATCTGTAACTGCGCCACCATTAGAAGCACCAGTTGGTATTCTAATTACTTGGTCTTTCATAAACCAATTAGGCTTAGTTAAATTGTCACCTAATGCATACTGCTTATCACTTGATGATTTACCTATTTTATTTACTAGGTTTCCATGTGTTTTATAGTCACCCATCATTAAACAAGTAAATACCCCACCAGCAGATTCTTGTATTCTAGTGTCATCATAAGCATTAGAAAGACCAGTCGTAAGTAAATGCGTATACGCTGTGTCATTCCAAGAATCTTGACTATTCTGTGCTGTCACATCTGCTTGATCAGTAGCTGATTCATCTACGCCTACAACATAAGCATAACGCTTATAGGTGTTAGTAGCTCTCTTGATAGCATATTCAAACTTACTATCTGAGACGAACTTCTTTTGCTTTCCTGCTAAGAGGAGGTGTTGGAAGGGGTCTCGTTGGAAGCTGAGTTTTGTGTAGGTGTTTCCGAAGTCGTATCTTCGTTGAAGATCCCCCAGGTCAGGAGACGTTCTGCCCGCACGTTGGTTTACATTTGGGACTTCATAATTATCGCTACCCCACGGCTGAGACTGCGTAGGGTGGTCAATAGTATGAGGTCTGTCAATCCCTACCCCACTTGACTGGGGATGGATTCTATCATAATCTGCCATTGTTATCTCTCCTTTAAGAGTGTTTAATTAATCGGAGGATAACGAAATTGTTATCTTATCCGAATAGGCTTTCTTCAGCGGAAGCGTCTGGACCAAAAATAGATTCAAATAACTGCTCTTCAGTAGTTCTTGTTTCTGCAACATTATTGGCATCGCTATTACTAGTAGGCATATTTCGGACATTTTTCATCTGGTCAAGCACTTCTTTTTGAGTAGAATTTCTAACATTAGCATTTGTCTTATCTTTATTGAGAACATAATATATATCTTCAAGAGATATTTTATGAGTCTTAGCCTCAGCAAGCATAGATTGAAAATCTTCCTGAGACATATTATGCTTTTCCATAAAGGCAGCTTCAGATTCTTTTTGAACCTGAGACTCTTTAATAGAATTTGCTTTTGCTTGTTCTGATTCAAGAACCTGCTTAATTCTTTGATTTACAATAGAATCAACATGGGCATTCATTACTTTTGCCGAATCAGATTCAGGGTCTGAAACTGCTTCATTGGCATCGTATAGAAAATCCTCATCTAGATTTAATTGCTCTTGAATTGTTTTTGCAGGTGCTCCACCATTTTCCAAGTAGTCACGAACATGGTCTACTAAACCACTATCTTCTTTCATTGCCTCAAGAACAGGAACAAAAGGTTCAACCTCTTTATACTGCTCTTTTAGCCTGACAGCTTCACTACTACTATCTGAGTAGCGTTTTTTATAAGGGTTACTGTCGTTTTCCCATACATCCGTATTCTCTTCGGAGCCAGCTTGTGGTTGCTGAGGGACATCCTCAACTTGCTGGGTTGCCTGTTCGGATTCAGTAGTATCATATACTACATCATTTAACTCATGGTCTAGTTGGTCAAAGAAATTATCCACATCAGAGTCATTTTTTATTTGTTCTTGAGTCTTAGGCTCAATAACAGGGGTGTCCCCCAATGAGTTACTGACATTAGTTTCTGCCATTTTATCTCCCATATTAAGTTATTCAAAATTTATTATTTTTTATCTGAGGATTGCAAATCTTTTTTAGCAGCATTTACAGCCATCTGAAGTTCCTTACTTTTAGTATTAACTTCATTTTGCATCACATTCTGTAATAGCTTATGCTTCCCTTCAGACTCAACACTTTGCTTCTTCAATTCTGTTTTAGCACCTTCTTTAGCTTTAGTTATTTCCATTTCAGCTTGCATTACTTTGCCTTTAATTCCTGCTTGTACAAGTTGCCTTTCAAGAGTTTCTATTGTTCCCTCTCTATCTTTTAAAGCTTCTTCCATGCTTTGTACTTGGCTTTGTAATTGTGAATATACAGATTTTCTTTTTGCTATTTGCTCTTTGTTTCTTATATCTGTTTCTGCTAGGACTGCAATATCATCTACTACTCCAAATTGCAATAACTCTTTTAGCTCTGCTAGGTAAGCCCATCTATTTACTGGCAATGTAGAACCAGCAACGACACGAACATCAGCTTTCATAGATTGTAAATCCATAGATTTTCCAATAGCTTGTCCCATATCGTTATATATTGGGATATTAATTTCTTGCTCTCTTTCTTCTTGAAGAGCATTAGGTTGTATTATTCTAAATCTCTTATTCGCAGTATATGTAGCTTGACACATTTGCATTACAACACGACCAACTTGTCTTAATGCTGGTTCAATACTATGCTTCATCCACTGCTTAACTCTTCTAGTACCATATTCATCAAGTGCTAACATTCCACGAAATGTCTCATGCTGCTGTTGTGTATCTCCTTGCATTGAAGCGTATATACCTGCAAGGTACTCCATGTCAGCTTTACCCTCTTGTACCATTGTGAAAAAGGCATTTGATAATGGTGCTGGCATTACAGGGGTAGGTCTCTCAGAGCCAGGTCTTACAGGTAATAAAGCCCCTGGGGATGAAGAATACTGACTCCAAACTTCAGTATCGAGACTCCCTTCTTCGTATAACCATCTCAATGAAGAACCAAGAGAAGCGTTATGAACCATTATTTGATGCGACTTATTAATCTCACGCTGCTTACCCACAAGAGGAGAAACAGCTGACATTGGGTATGGAGTACCTGTCCATTTAAAGTGGAAGGGGATGATAGGGTAATCTTTTACAACTTCTGGGAAAACCCTTTCATATATAAGTGTATCACCTATTACACAAGTTTGCTTAATTCTATTCGCATAAAACTTTACTGCGTCTACAATCATTTCTGCAAAAGCTTTGTCTTCTTGCATAATTTTAAATTCTTTTTCGCTAACAACTTGATTTTCAACTCTTGATATTTCAGCCTGCAATTTGCTCATATATTCTTGTTGAAAAACTTGAATTTGCTCTTCAGCTTGTTTCTGAGATTTTTGCATTTCTAATTCCATTCTCTCAGGAAGCATTTCACCACTCTCAACAGCTGCTTGTAATTGTTTTTGTTGCTCGGCTAATTGGACTTGAAGCTCAGCAGTCATTTCTTGTATCTTTATATCGACTTGCTTTTGTATTTGCCTCATCTGTTTTTTATCTGGAGTCATTCTATAAAAAACATTAACAAATGGAACTTTTACTTTTTCATACAACTCAAAATATTCTTGAACAACATCTTCTTTGCCCTCTTTAGGGTCTACTGATAGAATATCTTGGTCGTCATGATAAAAGTCATGTTGTTCATCATCCATAACTCTTTCAGAGGCTGAATCATAAGCCATATGCTCACTTGAAGCCTTCTTTATTTTAGATGCATATTCTGGGTATATACTTAGTAAGTGACTTTTTGGAAGGACTTTTCTAACTAAGATATAAGCAGCGTCTCTAAAAAGAATATCTCTTGATTTAGGGTCTACATAAAGGTCAAATGGCTCTGGCTGCTTAATAATAATCTCACCCATTCCATCATCCATATCAGCATCAATATCTACAAGCATATAGCCAATAGATTTTGTAATACAGTTATTTATTACATTAGAATAAACAGTATCACCATCAGATAAATGCCATACATAGTCAGCTAAGTCACTAAATACAGCAGCAACATCAGAATCGCTACCCTCAGTTCCAATAGCTTGCCATCTTGGATTGTTAGCAGTTGCATAATAATTAAGCATCTCAACAACAGGAGAAATCCTATTAATTGTGAATGTAGGCATCCCTTGTTCTTCTAAATCAATTTTTTCTACCTTACTTAATTGATTATCATTCGCAAACTCATACCCTTGCTGATTAATGGATTTCCATTGCCACCTTGTAGGTGAATCAGAATTCCTATATAGTTCCCTTACCCTATCTGCTGCTTTTTTTCTAGCCATTATCTATTCTCCCACCAGTCCATTACTTTTTCTGGCATACTTCTTTTTGTCATTGAATCATAATATTCCCAACCATCAACAAATTTACCAGCATCAAGATTTTTAGAAGCTGAGCCAAATAATGCATCTTTAACATCAACATCTTTTTTCCTGTACCATTCATCAGCAGTAGCTTCAACAAACCTTCTTACACCAGTCTCATCGACAAAACTATAAAGACCAAAGTGGTTTCTGCCTTCTTGCTTGCTATAAACCTGAGATAATTCCTCTGGGGCATTTTCTATTATGTAATCAAAATCTTTTCTTTTATTATATCCTTCAGCCATAATTAATTCCTTTTTTATTGTGACATACTATCAATGATAGAATTTTCCATTTGTAATGTAGATTCAAATCTTTCTCGTTCTTCTCTTTGCATTTGAACATCTTCAATACTTACTGGTTCCCCATATTTAGTATCAATCCAAGTAGTATTTTCCTTTATATACCTATTTGGATGTAAGTCATGTTTAAATTTTGAAGACCAATGGTAAAGTCCATCATCTGCAATTTTAGGCTCAATACCTTCTTTATATGCTCCTCTATAATCGTAATAATGCCTTGGGGCATCTGGATTGGGGTCTATACCAGTCTTCTTAGCCCATTTAGAGTACCATTTTTGAAATTCTTTCTCATCCATTTTTAAACTCTTTTTTCTTTCCGCCATGATATTCATATGCATGACCATGTATTTTTAATAAATCATTTACAGAATCATTATAACCCTTTACATAAATTTCGCCAAGAACTCTTCCATATTTACCAACTCCATATGATATTACAGCAAATTTACCCTTATCAGAATTTTCTAATAAATCTTTAACATAAGCTTTTGCTGCCAATCCTTTCTTCTTTTCTTCAAGGTCTCTAGTTCTGCTTTCCCAAGTATCAACACCGTAAAATCTAATTCTTTTCTTTACAAAAGTATCAAAGCCTAAATCAATCATAGCATCACAAGTGTCGCCATCGACAACTTTAATTAGACTACAAGAGTAATTGTACTTATGTATTTTCTTCAAGCCACTATCCATCCTTTAGCTTTAGGCTTATTCTTTTTCCATTTACCCTTAACTTTTTCATTATTCATAGGAGGATAAGCATATTTGCACGCATAGGCTAACGCATCAATAGTATCATCATGAGCCATTCTTGGTCCAAATGTTATTATTTCCCTATCCAAATCATAATGAGTTTTTTTAATATGTATTTGACCAACAGCAAATCTTTGTGCAAGTATTTCTTGTATCCTGTCTCTTTTACTCATTCTATTCCCAGGCTTTTCCTCTTTAAATCCTATGCTAAAATCATTCCTTCTTCTCATCTCTGCTCTTATAGCTTGAAATACTGGTTTACTCATAGCAGTATCTTCAATAGTAAACAGAGATGGATTATAAAAATTAGAGTAATCAAATATATAGTCAACAATTCCTTTTTGCTCAGTCCCTGGAATCGCAAGAACTGGCAATCCTCTTTTCCTATCGTAATTCAATATATATATATTATTATCTGGAGTAACTGCTACAACTATAATAACACTAAAGTCACTATCTCTCCTCGCAGAATCTGTTGCAGGGTCAACACCTACAAATGTAGTACATGGCTGGACATCCTCTCCATCAATCTTTATAAATGTCATTCCAGTTTCTGGTTCTTTTATAAAATCCCCATCCCAATATTTAATATGGTCTCTAGTAAAAATAGAGTCTTTATCAGATTGAACTTCCATCATATATTCTTGATAGAATTTTTGTGGAGTTCCACTATCTTGATAGAACTTCTTTTTTCTCTCCATTTCTTTTAATCCAAACCAACTCCCCCATAATGTAGTGCCATCGTCTTGCAATGCCTTGTATGTAATAACAGCCCAACTATAGTCTTCTCCAACTTTCTTAGCCTGCTCATAACCAACTAATATCTTCTGTATAAATGAATCATAATGTACAGGAGTTCCATTGATTCTTAACCTGCCGGTCTTAGGCTCTAATGCTGGAAAGACTACTGCTGTTACTAGATTGGAAATCTTTGAACGAGCCTCGGGAGTAATAGTATTGTTCTCATCTTCAAAATCATCTAATACAATAAGGTCATATCTTTTATGTAACTTTGCACCACCACGAATACCTGATAGATTACTTTTAGAAATAAGTTTACATCCATTCTTTAATTCAATATCATCCTCAGTCCATTTTCTTCCTCTCAAATCTCCAAAGTAATACTTAATTGAATCATTATACTCAAGATGGTATTTAATATAATCTAGATTTGGTACACTAATCTTAGAACTAGCGGCTACCCACCCGTAGAATAACGGCTCAGTCGAGAATACAAAATCGTGCAGTATATTGCACTTCGTCAGTACAGTTTTTCCGTGCCCACGTGGTAGAATAACCGCTAGTTGCCTTTTATCATAATCCATGACTGCATCAGCAACCTCATAATGGAAAAATGGTGTCTCTGACCTCATAAAATCATCTGGTAAAAATAATTTACCAAAAGCTATAAGGTCATTTTTAGCTAGGAGTAATGCCTCCTCTGCCTTTGAAACATCTTTTGTATTAATATTCATTTACCAAAAATACTTAAATCAAATTCTACTGGTTTCGCTTTTACAGTTTCTGTTGGCTCTGGAATACCTGTTAACATAACCCTTTTTGCCATTTTTTCTTCCCTTGTTTCATCCCCAATATATTGCCTTTCTGGACTTTCATCATAAAGACTATCAAGCAATTCAAGAGTAGGTTGATACATTAAGTTTGCCTCATCTTCTCTTTCAGACCACCATCTCTTTATAACAGGTTCTTCAGATAATGAAGGATAATCTTCTACGATGTCACTTACAAATTCATCATATCCAACATGACCAGGGTCATCTCCCCATCCCCAGAACAAACCTTCTTTTTGAGCTACATCCCCTAATATTCTATAATAATCAATATCTCTACCTTTAGCGTGTTGATATTCACCATTAACAAATATTTGATAATCAGCAGCGGCATCTAAATTATGAAGACTTAAACTTGTGCCAGTCGAACCCTTTTTTAAATATTCTTGTTGTGTCTCTAAAGACCTTCCAAGCTCTCCTATCTTTACTTCCATGTTTTGATTAGGGAATTCTTTTTCTAATCTTTCTTGAGTCTTATCTCTAACTAAAAAAAGTTTTTCTGCGAAAGCAAGCTTATCAAATTCTTTTCTCTCTTCAGATATATTTTCTGGCTCAGGGTCTGCTGGTTGTAGAGCCATAGGAAATGAAGCAATATCATCCTCAAGACCAAGTACTCCTTGCATAGATTCTGAATATATATCTTGTTGTATTTCTCTATATTCTGGATCAGTAACGGAATTAATTATATTTTCTTCAATAGTAAGCTCAGGTGGCTCTCTTTCAGGATACCAATCACCCATTCCAGGGTATTTTTTCCTACCTTTTCTGTCAATTTTATTTAAATTAGCCATTTATTCTCCAAATAATGACTATAATTTAAACTTATATAGTAAAAATCCTCAAGTTTTATGCTATTTTTTAATTTTATTACTTCTTAAATAGTTTAAATACTCACAAGCGACCAAAGGATTGAATATTGTAGTGATTAATCGGTTATCATCGTCTTCATATCTAGGGTCTATAATAGTAACTGGACAATTAAATATATTCTTATCATCTAATCCTAACTTATCTGCGTAATTATCCATTATCTTAAATGAGGCTACTTGTAAGGCGTGACTAATCAAACCACTAGCAGGATTCTTTATTACCTGATAACCAGAAACATGAGTATGTCCGCAAGTAAGAATATGGTCAGACCAACCAGTTTGAGCGGCACGAGCAACGCCGTGAGCAGTGTTCCATATAGAATTACCTTTAAAAGTGTGCCTCGCATTTATCCTTATCTCCTTTCCATTAGGGAATTTGAGATTCATCCTCGCTCCCCATCTTTCATATAATCCTTTATGGTCTCTCATGATAAATTCTAAAGGGTCTCCATCACCACTCCATACATCATGATTACCAGCAACTAGATATAACCAGTTTACTCTATTAACAAAATATTCAGACAATCTCCATGACTCTTTTGCTGAAGTAGATTGTTGACCATATAATGTAGCAAGTCTACCAATCCAGTTATTTTGAATGTCTCCAAGATTCCCACAATACATTCCCTCTGTATCATTCAATGCATCCATATACATAATGATTTGTGATAAGTCAGTTCCATCATCATCAACGTGAGGGTCTCCAAAATGAGCAATCCCTATTGGACCATCTATTTTGATTTTAATATCTACAAGTGTTCTAGATTCTTTTGATTTTTTCTTTTGAGTATATTGCTTTTTCCTAAAGTCTATAATATCTTCAATAGGCATTAACTCAGGGTCACGGTCAGCAACCTCAAATGGGGATTTCTCAATAATTCTAGGTTTAAGCGTTTTTCTAAAGCAAGACTGGCAGCACCATTGTTGTTTCTTGCTATTCTTGTAATAAGAGAAGCCATCTTTTCTAATATTTCTAGCACCACACTTAGGACATCCAATTATATTACCATCGTCATCCTTTCTAAATTCATCTACAATCTTATCATTTGGACTCATTTTCTATCTCCAGAGGTCTTGAAGCTTTATCTATTTGCTCATCAGAAAACCCCTGAAAGACAGCCCCTGTCAACTGAGTAACCTTTGTAGAATTCTTATCTTCTAGGTCTAGTATATCAGATAACTTCATAACTGCTTTTAATCTCGTCTCATCTCTTTCAGACATCTCGGCTATATCTTTTATAACTCCCAGTACATATTCAGGAGTAATGCCCAATTCATTTACTACAGGCTCTAGTTCTTTTTTCATAGCTGTCCTTACCCTTTCTGTTTTGGTTAAAGTCTTAGCTTGTGATAATGCATATCGCTCATCATTAGTAGGAAAAGCCTTTAAGTAGGCTTCTCTCATTGGAACTCCGCTCGCTAAGTATTGTACAAACAATTCTTCATTATTAGTTAATTTACGTCTTTGTTCTATTAAAGTCTGTGAATATTCACCACTAAAGGAGTATATGTTTTTTCTTCTGGATGTGTCTAATACGGCAGATTTTGTGCATGGATATGTACCTGTGCAAGTACCTATATAATGTATGGCTCTTTTCTTCCCTTTGGCTTTTTGCATTAATCCTTTTCTAAGGACTTGAAGTACTCCACCATCATCGGCAAGAACCCAGTCATGCACACTAGCGTTCCTCCAGTTTTTATTGATTGTTATATTAGGAGGAACTTCGTCTATTTCATCATAGACTGTGTGGTTTGTCCTCTTTACCCTGTACTCTCTCACTATTATCGGCAACTAACATTTCAATTAACTCACTTACCTCCCTCGGTATCATGTAAACTGCTCCATCTATTGATATTGGAACTAGTTCTTTAGACATATTGTCTAGAACATATTCTTGCCCTGTAGCAGACATATTAGCTATTTCTTCAATGACTTTTGCCATATGCTAATTTACTGCTAAAGTACTACTACAGTAATTATATATATTATCTATAATTTTTTTAATTATCTTATTTAAGCCCCCCCACACACCCTTGAAATTAGACATAGTGTCAACTATAGTCAACTTTTAAAAATTGTGGCATTTTGTTATACGTCATTATAATCAAACGATACCCCTATTAATGGGGTTTTCACTAACGTTTTTTCGTTATTTTTGATTTTAGTTTTATATGTTTTATCGTAATTATAAGGATACAAAATGAATACAATAGAATCAATTCTTAAAGGAATTAAAGAAGGCACTAAGCATATGAATGACCTTGTAAAAATAGGTGCTGATACTTTTTTTGGTATAGCTGTAGCTGAACAGTTTGAACTATCTACAGTTGAAGCTCGTGAATGTGCATCTAAGTATGCTGATGTAGCAGATGCAGTATCAAAGGTAGCTCAATCTGGTGATCAGGCTTCTTGGCGTAATACCGCTGCAGATTTGCGTAACCATGCTAAAGGTAATTTCGTAAGACGTTAAACTTTACTCCTTGTTGTTTGTTTCGGGGGCAGCTTAGTCGGGTTGCCCCTTTTTTTATTATATATTTATTCATTCCAGTATCATTGTCAAACCTAGATAGGTGAGATAGATGAGATGATAGATGTCCTTTCGTAATACACACGCACAATTACGCAATCATATATATGTAACTTATACTTAACTCTGCAATAGCACGCCTTGAGACTTGAAACGATAAATAGTCACGGTGCAGAGCATAAATCATCTAGGCTGGGGAGTCTATTTGATGAACTAAATGTGTAATGAATTATCATTTCTTAACCCAAAGACTTGGTAATTGCAGTGCAACACTGTACTCGGAGGAACAAGCTGGGTAGCATAGCGAAGTCAACCCTGTTGATGGAAAGTGAATGCACACATGAGGGGGATACCTAATCCCTACAGGACTCATGAATTGTGTTAGTAGCATTATGTCCAGCTTTTCCAATGTTTATTTAACGTATACTTTTATTAACCCTTTCACATACAATAATTGGAGATAATTATGAGCTTACGTTTAGCTTACGATACTACGTTAGGTGGTAGAATATGGTGTGTTGTTCTAGATTGCACTAGGCAAGTTGTATTTATGTCTGCGAGCTATGAACAATGCAGAGAGCGTTATCCTGACGCTGTAACCAAAGGATAATCGTTGTGTGTGCTTTTGATGGGTTTGAGCCATATCAAATCCTACTAAAGTCAGAACAAAGACTATAAAATCAAGATTTGAATCAATAATAACCATTGGAGGAACAATGATGAAATATAGTGACTCAGAGTATTATGTTGGTCTGAGCTTGTCTAATTGCGTAGCATCTATTTTTAAAGGTGAGATGAGAATGACACAAGTGATAGGTATGATGACTAATACTAGATGTGAAACATTTAAAGACTATCTAGATGTATTAGAGAATTACTTAACAGTTTCATACTGGGGTGATTTATTTGATACTAGATATGACTTAAACAGACTTATTAACATTGCATATTACTTATACAGTGAAATACCATTTCATCAGACTAGAGTTGATTGTGGATATGTCCTAGTATCTAATGCCCCAGATAATCCTAAATTAAAGTTGCAAGAACCAATATTTTGGAGAGATGTGACTTGGATGATAGCATATAAAGATGAATTCTCACCATATGAGGAGAGAAGAGAAGTCTGGTTAAGGCTAAATAAATGGGAAAGGGATGATCATGATAAGACTATAGAGGAATTTAAAGATGATATGTATAAGAAATTGGCAAAAGAATGGGGTTTTCAATTTAAGGAATAAGTAATGGTTTATAGGGAAGTTAAGTAATACTGTTATTAGCAGGGCAATGAAACCGCAGCCAACCTACTTCCCTATTTTCTAAGAAACAACGTTGATTCGTTAAGAATTGTCTCGGAAAGACACTAAACTATCTAGGCTGCATATAGTCTTTAAATAAACCTAGTAATAGGGAT